CCACCGTTGAACAATGCGCTCTGCACATCGGCCAGCGATTGAATGCCGGTGTATGGCAAGCTCGCGCCAAGCTGGGCTGCGGAGAGCGTCGGCGTGATGCCGAGATAGTTGGCAGCCGCGAGCTGCGGCGCCTGTCCAGCAATCTGCTGCTGATTAGCCCGCTCCTGAGCGTAGTTGTTGGCGTCCAGACCGCGAACGGTGTTGAAATCATTCGCCTGTAAATCGCGAACCTGCGCGTTATCCGCCGCCTGACCCGCCTGGAGACGGTTGAAATCATCGATCTGCATCTGGCGGACGTTGTTGGCATCGTTGTAGCGCAGGTCGTTCTCGTTCTTGGCGAGCCCATTGGTCAGCGCGCCGATGTACGCGGTCCCGCCGAAACTGCCGCGCGATCCGAATCCGGCCTTGGCTGTGTTCGTCACATCATGGTTGGTCTGGCTGATGATGTTGTCGAGAAAGCCGTTCGGGTTGATATTCGGATTCGCCTGAAACCCGTTCCACGTCGAAATATTAGTGTTCGGCGTGGCATAGGGGTTGCCGGTGAGATACTGACCCCCAAGCACATTCGCGCCGTAGTTAGTCGCGGCTGTGACGTTGGGATCGCCAGCCTGATATTTCGAGATGAGGCCGGGGATAAGTCCCTGCACCTGATCAGTAATTGCCTGCTGGCTGGGCTTGTTGGCATTGTAGACGCCCGTCGCCTCGTTCGCAGTGCTCTGGGCGATTGGCTTGGCCCAGGCTTGGGCTGACCCAGACGCGCTCTTTGATCCCCCGGAAAGTCCCATCAGAGTTCCTTCCGAATGTTGAGTTGGTAAGGCATGTAGCCGTCGTCCTTCAAAATCCTGGCCCAGACCGGCGTGCTTTCGATGCTGGCGATGATGCAGCCGAGACTACGCCCCCAGTTCTCGGCCAGCGGAATCAGTGCGCGGATTGCCTCGAGATCGCCCGTTGCCGCCACGCCATGCACTTCCATTGCGCCTGCCGGGTAAAAGCGGATCGTCGCAAGGATCGCCGCCTCATCATTCGTCCAGAGCTTGTAGGAACCTGCCGCAACCTGCGAGTCGAGCCATTCGGCGCTGTAGAAACGCGGGTCTAGTATCGAAAGAAAGCCGTCCCTGAATTTCAGATATTCTTGCCAGTCGCTCACTTCAGGCGGTCGCTGATGGCCTGCACGGCATCCATGACAGCCTGCATCTTGGCCTGATCATATGATGCTCCAGCCGTTGCCCCCGGATAAAGGGCATTGCCATCCTTCTGGACCGTGCCACGGATAAGCCCGTTGATCGCGTTCGCTGCTTTCCTCACCCATCCCGGCGCGTCCTCAACCGGGACTTGGGGGATCAATGCACGCCTCCCGCAACACCGGTAAATTCAGCGCCCTGGCAGTAGGTCCAGACACTCCCGGCCGCGATGTCCATCTCCGGCCTCAGATAGCGGGCGTTGACCCTGATCGGCATGTCGCCGTTAGACGACACGTAGATGTAATCCTCGAACCCGTAATTCTCGCCAAGCCGCTCGCCGGAGAACAGCCGCAACGTCACCCCATCCATTGCGTCGGTCAACGGTCTCGCCATTCTCAGCCGCGACTTGCGCCCCGGTGACAACTCCATACTTCCCGGCTTGAGCGATGCTCCAAGATTAGGGCCCGACAGCACGTTGAATGCGCCATCGAGACCGATAAATGCCGGCCGGGGCTGGCCACCCGCAAAGATCGGGTGATCCAGCGAATAAGGAATATGGTCGATATCTCCATAGAGCGCGTCGATCTGCGTCAGCGTCATGCTCTGCGTGAAGAACTGAAACACCGCCTGCACCGGGATTTCCCAGGTCGTCCAGCGCTGGATCGTCCAGTTGTAGCAGAACACCCGCCCCGGCATGCACCACAGCACCAGCGTCCGCTCGGGATCGATCGCGGTCCACAGGTTGATGAGGTCGGCTGCCGTATAAGCATCACGAAAGGTCTTGTCGATTTTCTCAATGCCGATCGGGGCGATCTGTCCCGCCTGCACCTGCACGAACCCACGATCCGACCAGAAGAACACAAGATCCCCGGCTTGGGCTACCGACTTCTCCGCAGCGCAGCCATAGTTGGAGGAAATGGTATCGAATTGAAACGGATCTGTCGCATCGCCGGTATAGGACATCCGGGTGATGGCGAAGCGCTGAAGGACCAGCCCATATTCACCGCCGGTTAACCCCATGACCTTGCCGCCCTGGTAGATCGGTTGCTGCCCAGCCTGCCCCGTTCCCGGTGTCCAGATGGTGTGATCGCCCAAGTCCGACCATGCAACCGTGATCGCATCACCACCGGCCCTGCCGAGCACCACGAAATCCCTCACCACCGCGACGAGATCAGCACTTGGAGGCGAGCCGCTTACCGGGGCTGCCGTGCCGAGCAACAGGTCGAAGTCAATAGGCGCCCCGCCATTGGCGCAGATGATATGATCGCCGAACTGCGCGAACTGCCAGAAGGTGTTGACCGAGAGCGAGCCGATGACGCTCGTCCACGTCCCACCGGTCAGCCGGTAGAGGTTCGTCGTATCTCCCGCCAAGACCCTTGGGCCGCCACTCGAGCTGATGAATGCCGCCGCGCCCTTGAAGGTCCCTGATAGAGCGGGCGCAATCTGGGTCGGGCTCTTGACCGGCGCATAGCCGTTCGAAGTGGCGTAGACGTTCTTTGCCACCGAAAGGTCATTGGTCAGAAATGGCGCTGTGTCGGGGCGATATTCCCCGAGCAGCCACCTCAAGCGCGCACCCCATAGACCGAGCGCGGACCCTTGGGCGCCAACGGAGCGCCGCCGGTCTGCTTATGAATGCCGTGCTGATTGAGGTCGTTGATCCACTGGTCCAGCTGGTTCTTGATGAGCGGTAGCCTCTCATCGTTCCAGCCGTAGAACTCGGCATGCGCGAGCGCTGCGAACAGGTAGATGTCGGAATGCTTCTCAAGTAGCCAGTTGGTCTGGTTGTCGGCTGACAGCGGCGTGAGATCGCGGCGGTAGGACATCTTGACCGTATATTGCTGGTTGGGCTCTGGCCCGAAGATCAGCTCGTTGCCGATAATCGTGTAGTTGCGCGGCATGCCCGAGGCGACCCCGGCCCATTGCTCGCGTAAAGCGTGGGGCGACAGATAGACGAGATCGACGCGCGGGGACGTGTCGATGTAAATCGCCCGCATCGAAAGAAAGTCCGACGGAAGCGCTACCATCAGAAGTCCTCCAGGATCGCCGCATATTGCGCGTAGACATGCGAGACATCGGTCACGTTAATAGAGACCGCGTGGCTGTCGGTATCGATCTGGTCGGCAACCGAGATCGTGAGGCTCATCACCCCGCTTGCCGTCGGCGTGCCGGTGATGGCCCCAGTCGTAACGCTGAACGAGAGGCCGGGATGCAATGAGCCGGTCAACTGGAACGTCCGCACGCCATAGCCACCCGAAACGGTAGGCGTGAAGTCGTAGGCCGAACCAACCATGCCGGCGGGAGGGGTTCCGCTGATCACCAGATGATTGACGACCGATACCGTGATGGGATCGGACACATGCGGCGTATTCGCAGCGCCGGCCAATGTCTCGGTGAGCGTGAGAACAAGTGTTCCGAGCGTGGTGAACGTGCCGGAGATCACGGATCCCAGCACGGTGAGCGTTGCGTGGTCGCTTGAGTCCACGGCGACCGTCGAGTCCGGCGTCTTGCTGAGGATCGCGACCGAAATAGGTGTGTTGGCGATGAAGGCAGGGCTGGACAGGGTCAGATTGACCAGTGTCGGCGGGGAAACGTCGAGCGCGTTGATCGCGACCGTGATTTCCTGATCGAGATGCTTGATGACGCGGCGGAAATATTCTTCCGCGTGTCGGATGAACTGCGGCGCCTTCGCCTGCAAGCTCGGGTCCTTGAGCATATCGACAAGTTCGGAAACGAGATCGTCAAAGCTCGGCATCAGCGTTCCTCACAGGATGAAATGCCGCACCCGGCAGTGGCGGTACTCGTTGGAATTGAGCAGCCGGTTGACCCCCTCGATATGGGCAGGGTTCCACATATCCACGCCGTATTTCGTCAGCCACTCGAACTGAACCTGGATCGGGATATGGGCGGCGTGCCACATGTCGGTTCGCCTGTCCCACGAGTCCGATGCAACCGCCTTGTTGCGGTCGAGCACGGCGTTCGTCGCGTCGCCATCGAACTGATGGCGCACCAGAACGCTGTCGGTGTCTTCGTCATAGCCGTGAAAGACCTTCAACCCCTGCTCGGGGATGTGGTCGATCAGATCCCAGTCAGGCACGTTCCACGCGTCCCTGAGCTTCGAGTTCATCAGCCTCATCGGCCGGGATCATCTTGCTCTGTCCGGCTTGCAGGCGCGAGCCGTCACGAAGGAACGTCGCGTCCATCGTGCACACGACCGCGACTTCCTGCGGTTCTGCCACGACCTCGGGTGTTTCTTCAGCCATATTGACCTCC